AGAAATAGCTACACGAGATAAAGTCTGGACGGGTTTAGCTGGGCAAACAAGGTAGATAATATCTACAGACTGAACGTATTTAATATTAGGAATATCAGTAGAATCGAATGGACTTACAATGTTCTCGACTATTGCTCCAGCCCCATCATAAACTTTGATGTCTGTGCTTGATAATTCAATTATGTAAGATTCATCACTAGAGAAATTAAACGGGATAAGTTTAGAATCTGCACTAATAGCGGTACCGATATATTCCGAACCCTGTCTACGTTCAATACCACCCTGAGGCAGTACATAAAAGTTGCGTAGATCTGCACAACCACTTTTATACATAGGTAAATCTTTTCTTGGTATTAACAGAGGAGATAATTGTCCACTATTAAAGCTCGAAATATATTCAGTTGTTGCCATTTATTAAAGTCCGTTAAATTGACGTAGTTTTTCTTCCTTAGCGAAAACACCTTCATGAAGATTCATCCACTGCACTTTGGTACACCAATCTGGTTTTACCATAGTTTCTTCAACAAGATCTTCTTCTTCAATTTCAATTACTTCATCTTCATCTACTTCAAGAGTACCTGAGGCAGGTTCATCACATGACTCTGTTGGTTCTGGTATACCTGAAAGGCTTAGATCAAATTGAACATCTAGAAATGCGATTTCTTCATCAGTCAGAATAGCTCTGTGGTGCTTATCCATAACTTCTTTTACTTGGGTGAGTTCTAGTTCGTTTTCTTTTGCGTAATCTGAGATGTTCATATTCTTCCTTTAACCTATTGAATAATTTCTTGAATCAATCCAACTAATTTCTCCGAAAGTAGATTCTTCAAAGTTTTCAATTGCATCGATAGATTTGGCCTTCTGGACCATTATTGATTCATATTCCTCAATAAGAGATTTAACAAGTGTCTCATTCTCTGTTTTAGGATATGCTAGCTGAGTTGCTAATTTGTTAACGATTGTTTTTGCACAAAGTGCATCTAAAATTTGAATATCGGTAGGGATATGGATATAAGTAATATTTACTTCAGCCATATTAGTGAATAGAGCTTTTCCTTCAACCTTCCAATAGTTAGTTTTGAATATTCTTCCATCTGCATCATATACTTGTACAAGACGGGCCATGTCGGTAGGAAGAGCGTAAGAAATATTGTATTGGAAAAGTGGAGCATCTATATTAGCAACAAGCTTAGCACGCTTCATTGCACTTGACCAAATCCCTTCTCGTAATACTTCTTCAACTGCAGTATCGAAAAGAGTGTTGATTAATAGAGCATCAGTAGAATCTTCGTCAAAACTTTGGATAACTTGATTGCCTACTCGAAGTAAAGCGTGATTTGCGATTTGTAGTTTAGTAATTGGTTTATCCTCCGTAATCTCTCTTATTATATATTAGATAAAAACCCTTTCAGCAGCAAGGAGAGAAAACTGCTGAAAGGGCTTCAAAAGGCTTACGCCTCAATCAATTAAACTTCAAGACATGGAACGGCGATTACACCGGCTTCTTCCATACGAACTGCTCCGCAACCTTCCCAACCATAAGCCTGGAAGTTATAACGAAGATCATCACGTTCTGAAACACGAGTAATCATGTTAGGGTTACGACCAACTGTAATAGCTGGTTCTACCCAGGAGAAGCAAGCTCGTGTAGAGTTAACATCAACATCGATAGGGTTATCGTTTGCATCCCAGTTAAGGTTGAATCCACCAGCATCAAGGATGTATGGTACGTATTCAGTTGAAACAAACTCAATTCCCATAAAGGCAATTACATCACCTTCGGCATTGGTCTTAACGGTGTTGTAATCAGCAGAACCGATTTCAAGTTCACCAAGCAAATCTGCTTTCTGTTTACCAGAAAGAGCAAGATAAATCTTCTCATCATTATATCCGTTAGCCCAGAACTTAGCTTTAATAGCACGAAGCTTAGCAACGTTCATACCTGTAGCACCACCGGCACCAGTTGCAACGGCAATAGTCTGATTTGCGAAGTCGAATGGAGCTGTTCCTGCAAGATCTTTACCAGTAATAGCAGTACCAAGGGCACCTTTAATAACCTGGATGTCACGCTTACGCATAAGAGCTTTAACGATCTGTTTAACATAACGAGATTCAAAAGAAACGTTAGTTTTAGCAGCATCAAGCTTACCAATCATAAGACCGATATCATGATCTACCTGAGAGATAGCACGCTGGGAGTGAGCTGGTTCCATAAGTGGAGTAGCAGTACCGACACCTTGTGGAGCAGTAGTAGCACTTACGTTACCCATAGTTTCAAGAAATACAGTTTCACCACTAAAAGTGATTTCGTCTGTCTTTCCTGCAAATTTGTTACCCATTGCTTTAACAAGGGTGTATACACTGTCTTTATATTCGCGTTGGAACGCTTCTGGGAATGTGTTAGCCATTTTATTATTTTCCTATATTTAAAAAATTACTTCTTATTTGGTTGATTTAACACTTATCTCCACTCGGAGGGTGTTGTAAGAGGCTACCAAACCTATTCTTACATGCAGAGGAAATTTCTTAATGGCCAACAGTGGTTATCAACAAGACATCTATCTCTAATTATAGTTAATGTTTTTATGGCTGGGATGTTACTTCTAAAAACAAAAAAGTACAAAAAAAATCCACTGAAATTAATCAGTGGATTTCGAATGTATGTTTAATGATTAATCGCCTTGATAGATCTTACGAAGTTTCATCTGAGCGGCACGAGCAGCATCTTTATCACCAGACTCAATTGCGGCACTCATTTCATTCTGAAGAATTGTAACGGCATTAGTATCAACAGGAACTGAATCATGAAGAGAATCAATAGTTGAATCATTACTAAGATCACCTGCTAATTTAGCAAATGCCTTTAGAATAGTTGGGTTAGCATTGAAACCATTAGCTTCAAATTCATCAAATACACCAATTTTCTTTTCGAATGCAGTAACCTTAGCAGCTTGAGCTTCAAAATCTTTACCTGTACCCCATTCGTCATATAGAGTTTGTTGGTCAACTTTAAGTTTAGCTTGGGCTGCTTCAACTTGAGTATTAACATCACCAACTTCCATTTCAAAAAGTTTACTAAACAAAACATCAGCTTGCCTTTTAGATAAGCCTGCTTCATGTGCAGCTGCTAAAGCCGCATTTGTACGATCTTGACTATTAGCAATTCCTGATAGTGCTTCTGGGATTTCAATACCATAAGCATTAGAATCTTCTGGACGACCTGAAGCGTTATAGAAAGTAGCCCATTCTTCTGCAGTAGCATCTTCACCAGGAATAGCTGTCTTACGACCGACCAATTTTTCCTGTTCAATATAACTTTTTGTAATATCTTCGAATGATTTGAACTTAGACAATGAGGCATGGTCTTTAAGTTCATCTGGGAGACTTGAAAGTAGATCTTCAAATGAGCTTGGAGTAACGTCTGTATTTTTTGCAGGTGTTTCAACTACTTTATCTGCAGGTGTTTCAACTACTTTATCTGCACCTGTGTCAAGTAACGACTGGGTGTCAGAATTATCTACATTTGGTGTAGGTTCTACATTTTCCATTTTATTTTCCTTATATTAGTAGTTCTGGTTCATCATCTTCAGAGGTGAGATGTTCATCAGGCACTACAATTTTGTTAATTCCGACTTTAATAGAGTCAATTATGTTACACATACCATCATAGTAGTATTTCATAGTTGATTCAATCGGGATAGCGTTTGATCCGTAGTTTGCTTTACGCATTAGATCTTGTAAGACAATCTTTGCTGCAGGATTGTTTTCATTAAAAAGTAATTTATAAGCATCAGATACTTCTTCAGGCTCATATGCTACTGGTTCCGGCTCGAACCGGATTTTGTCGATGATATCCATTGTATTTCTCCTTTAAAATTGGTAGCGTATGTCGGAGTCGAACCGCTCTTGAATGCCCCAAACATCCCGTACAACCATTATACTTCATACACTATTTATTACTTATATTATAGAATTAAATACCCATCTGGTTCATTAGGGCCGCACCTGGACTACCTTCTTCAGGAGCTTCGTTAGTCTTAGAATAAGTATCTGAAACAACCTTAGCAGCTTCTGCAGCTTGAGCAGCTTGCTGTTGCTTAGCACGTTCTTCTCTTTTCTGTTTTACCTTGATGTCTGAATTGATAGCAGCATTAGGAACAGCTAATGAAGATGCACTCATTTTAACTACAGCATCAATATTAACATAATCAAGAGCAGATGGATCTACTTGTGCAAGCATACCTAATTGTTCTATCCACTGAAGTGTACCGGTAGATTCAAGAGCTTCAACTGCCATAGCAGCTTTAGAAACAAATGAAACTTTGATCTTGTCCAAATCGATATTTTCAGGTTTCTCTGGGAAATGACCATTTTCAAGTAAGATGTAAAAGATGTTTTTGAAAGTAGGAATAAGCAATTCGTCTATAACACGAGCGATATTAGGAATCAAGTTCTGATTAGCAATAGCCATGCGTTGAGCCACTTCACCTAATGTCATATTCTGCTTATCTACAAGAGGATTGAAGATTGGTACAAAGAACGAGTCCTTAATAATTTCTTCTTTCTGTTTAATATAAGCATCTGTAATCTGAGGTTGACTGTGATCAGTAAGCTGTTTTGGCATACCGTTAGGATTAGCAGCGTTATAAAATACTACACCACCATTATCGTTATTCAAGTTACGAACTGAACCATCATTAGGAACCATCCACTGTGGATTAGCTACACGTTGAGCACTACGCAATTTAGTATATTCCATTGCGTTCATAAGTGATAAAGTTGTTTGTGCTTCCATTGCAGGAGAACGACCATAAGTTTCATTAGAAGCTTGAGCCCATCTGCAAATAGCTGAAGGAAGACGATCATAACCACCATCTTTAAGGGATACAGCACCATCACGAAGAATATAAGTATAAGCATATTTCTTCTTTAAAGGGTTCATTGTATCTTTTACTACACTAGATTTAGCGCGTGGATAGATGCAATAAAGAACTTCGAACTTCTCATCATTACCAGTACCAACGTTTAACTTACGTCTAACGTCTTCTGGGATACCTTCAGTACCGAACTTGTCTTCGATCTGATCACCTGTAAGATCTAGTTTGAAGAATGCAGCACTTGGACGACCTTTTGAATCTTCTTCAAATGCAAATTTGTCAATGTAATAAGATTTTAAACGAATACCTGATTCTTCATCTTCTTCTGTAACCAACATTGATGTACCGATTAAACCAAGATCAGATCCAGATTTATTAATTTCGGTAAAGAAGTTAGATTCACTTACAAAAGCTTCTGCAATGTCAGTACATTCATTCAACCAACGAGTCAGATTGTTGCTATCTTCAATTTTTGAAGTTTTAGATAGATCGTATTTAAAGAATTTTGATCCTTTTGGAAACAATGTAGATCCAAGGCCTGAACTAAAAGTGTTTAAAGATTGAATCCCAACATCAACAAGACGTTGAGTACTTTTCTTTTCACCTGGAGATCTAATACCTTGAACAGTATTACCCATTGGTCTACACATATCAGCAGCATCTTGCCAAAGATTCTTGAAATTAGAACGCTCTGAATTGTTAAATGCGCTATCGAAGCGTGAAATCATCTTAGTGCTAGATGCTTTGTCCATAATAATATTATCCTAAA